AAGAGAAGGCTGAGCGAGGGCAACAAGGCGGCGGCACCACTGGCGGCGGAAATCAGGGCGGCGGAAATCAGGGTGGCGGCAGTCAGGGCGGCGGGAATACCGGCGGTGGAAATCAGGGTGGCGGCAGCCAGGGTGGCGGGAATACCGGCGGTGGAAATCAGGGTGGCGGCAGCCAGGGCGGTGGGAATACAGGTGGTGGAAATCAGGGTGGCGGCAACTCTGGAGGCGGGAATACCGGCGGCGGTAACTCTGGAGGCGGCAACTCTGGAGGCGGCAACTCTGGAGGCGGCAACTCTGGAGGCGGCAATTCCGGTGGAGGAAATCAGGGTGGCGGCAATCAAGGCGGCGGCAAGAAGTAGCAGCCGAAGGCAGTTTGACAGTTGAATATCCGTTTGATACGGTGATTATAGGTTAAATGAGTTTAGCCTAAGCGGCATAGTTGAACGCCATGAGCGTCCCGCATTCCAATATTGGATGCGGGACGCTTTTTTTTGTCTTCGCATAGTCCCTAATTCTTGAGGAGGTGAAGGTTGGACCAACCCTATGAGCGGGCAGGACCGAGGGCCGAGGAAAATTCGACGAGAATCGCGCCAGTGATGCTGGAGGACATCGAGGCCGAGGGCGACAACCTGTACTCGGTGACGATTATGGCGAACGAGGTGGCGCGAGGGCCAGTGGAACTGGCGCTGGGAGGGATCGACTTCGGCGCATACAAGAAGAATCCCGTGGTGCTTTGGATTCACGACCAGGTTGGGCACACGGAGGCGGGCGGACTGCCAATCGGGATGACACGCAAACTGGTTGAGACGCCATCAGGGGAGATCAGAGCGTGGTTCGAATTTCTTGTGGGCGACCCGTTTGTTGATCGGATCAAGAACGCCTGGGACAAAGGCTTTCTTCGGGCGGCATCGGTGGCGTGGCGGGCGTTGGAGAGCGAGCCCACCGCTCGTGGGTGGCGGGACACCAGGTCCGAACTGCTGGAGTGGTCGCTGGTCCCAGTCCCCGCAGACCCGGACGCGGTCAGGTCTCTGTATTCCCAGGTGATGCGGTCTTTGCTGGGTGTTGATGCGGTGGCCGAAGGCGAACCGCTGAGAGAACCTCGGGAGAAGGTCATTTTCGATCATACAGAGGCCGGCAGTCGGGACAGAGAAGGCCTGGGCATGGCTCGAAGCGCCAGCCGCGAGCCTGACATGGCTGGCGATCTGGAGAGGTTGATGGCTGCCGCGACGGAATTGGAGAACGCCCTGAGAGGTCCCGAGAACAGAATTCGGCAGGATTGAGCGTGAGCGAAGGAGAACGATTTGGCGACAAAATCAGAAATGGACCAGGCGCTGGGCACATTGTCTGGCATACGCGAGTTTATGGAGTCCAAAGTAGATGTTCTGGGCGAGGAGCAAAAGCGTCTGGCTGAGGACGTTGGCCACGTGCAATCGAAGATGCGCGAAGTCCAGCGTCGGGATGTTCAGAGGGCGACGGACTCGAACTACCAGTTGGTGGTCCCAAGCGGACCGTACACAGGCTTCGACCCGATCGACCTGGCGTTGATGGAGGGCATAGCCCGAAGTCAGGCGCGGGAACTGGACGGGGCGGCCTGGGTGCAGCGGGCATCTGAGGCTCGCAGGGCCATGATGGCCAGTATATCGTCCGAGCCCGGAGGGCTGAGGTTGATGGCCGAGTCGGCGGAACGGGCAATGAAAAGGCACTTTCCCAACCCGGTGGAGTTCAATCGGGTGGCAAATGGCATGCTCTCGTACTATCAGAAGCGCGCGGCGATGGACAGCACGACCTCCGGGTCTGGCGCAGAACTGGTCGCGACTCTGGAGGCTCGAAAGCTGTGGATGGATGTGAACCTCCACACACAGATAGCGCACCTGATTCCGACCATCCCGATGCCGTCGAATCCCTTCGACGTGCCGACTCAAATGGGCGATGTCAACTTCTATCCAGGGTCGCAGAACACCGCTTCGACGACGACGGCTCTCAGCACCGGCAAAGCGACACTGAACGCCCACGAGCTGGTAGGGCAGACAGCCTATTCCTACACCCTGGAGGAGGACGCGGTAATCGCGGTGCTGCCGGAGATTCGGGCAGGACTGGTCCGCAATGTGGCCGAGATTCTGGATGACATCATCCTCAACGCCGACACGACGACCGTCAACAACATAAACGCCGACGGCGCGACGATCTCTAACACAGACGCGGGCAAGGCGCACTGGCTGGTCGGCTACGACGGACTGTTGCACCTGCCTCTGGTGGACAACACCAGTCAGGCGAACAATCACAACGCTGCCGTCAGCGACGACATGTTCAATGAGGTTCGGGCTCTGATGGGCAAATACGGCGTGCGGCCCTCGGAACTGGTCTGGATCATGGACGTCAGCACGTTCATCAGGGTGCAGTCGATTTCCAACTTCAGGACGATGGATAAACTCGGCCCCAACGCCACGATTCTGACCGGAATGCTGGGCGCCATCGAGGGAGTTCCGGTCATCGTTTCGGAGCAGATGGCCCTTGCAGACACCGACGGCAAAGTGACTGACGCAGGCAACGGGACCAACACCGGTCGCATTCTGGTGGTGAACCGCTCGCAGTGGTACCAGGGCTTCCGGCGAGAGATGGTCGTGGATGTGGACCGCGACAACCAGAAGCGTCAGACCGTCGTGACGACCAGCTTCAGGCACGCGCTGGCCGAGCGGAGTGGGACTCGCTCGTCGGCCACCCACACTGCCCTCCAGTACAACGTCACCGGCGTGGCGTAGTTTCCATCCGGGGCGGAGGATCAGGAATGCTTCGCCCCGGAATTCTCAACATATCAATGCACAAGGAGTGATTAATGGCCGAAACGATTGCACAGGCCGACGTATTGTCGGAAGTTGTGAAGAAAATGGCTGGCCCGGCAGTTTCCGGGGTCACGTATCTACCCGCGAAGGTGGCGAAAGTGTCTCTAAGCGCTGAAGGCACGCCTTCCAATGGCGGGATGTTCAGTTGGCAGAATCCAGAGAGCGTGGCAGTTTTCGCGGCGTTAATCCTGGATGTGACGACCGAGGCGACCGGGGCCGCCACTGCCGATTGCGGGAAAGCCGCCAGCGCCGCAGCCTCGGCTGACACACTGCTGGACGGCAAGGATGTCGGAACCGCTTCGGGCACGTTCTCGTCGTTGGAGTCTGACGACGTGGGAACCAACGGCAAGGCGTTCCAGAGGATCGACGCCAAGGACGGGACCAACGACTACGTCACCGGCACCGCCTCGGCAGATTCCAGCGGGCTGGTGGGCAGCGCGTACATCGTCTATATCCCGGTCAGTTAGGAGTCCGTTTGGCTTATGGCGCGCGTCGCGCAATTGGCGGCGCGCGCCGAATTTTCCGTGAGTGTGGCTCGAATCAACAGGCATTAATGGAGGTGGACAATTGGCAGATTCAAACACTCCCACGACACTGATATCAGAGAAGACCGTGACCACGGCAGGGACTGCTGTTGCCCTGCATGCAGCTCAGCGGGTGAAGTCGGTGACAATCGTGGCGAAAACATCGAACAGCGGTCAAGTGTACGTGGGCGGGTCTGATGTCGCCAGCACGACCAACGACGGACTGGCTCCAGGCGATTCCCTTAGCATCCCGGCTGAGAACTGGCTGGACCTGGCCGATCTGTACGTAGACTCGGACATGAGCGGCGAAGGCGTGGACATGTGGGCGGTGAAGGCATGAGGACACCGATCAGCTATACGCCCGGCAATGCGCAGGTTATCGAAGCCGTTCGATCGTCAGTATACGAGGCTGTCCTGGACTTACTGGGCACAGAAGCGATAGTCATCCCGCTTGGTGATCCGAAGCATGGCGCTCTGAGCGGAACAACGGTTACGACGATCGGGGATGAGCAACTAATCTTCACAGCTTCCGAAGCGTTCAGCGCGTTTGACACGCCGCCAGGATCGAAGTCGATCATTCCGGTCCTGACACTCAATGATGTCGACGAAGACATTGTTTCGCCCGATAACGCTGTCTGGACACGCGCATTGGCTCCGGCGTCCTGGGGAGCGTGGGTCTATATGACCGACGCAACGACTGCGTACATTTTCACCAAGACGGACGGCATTGGCCACGAACGGCGTGAGTGGCAGATGTGGTTGAACGGTTCTGACCAGTTCGAGATGACATTGTTCGATGAAGACGACGCGGTGACGCCGAATGCCTCGATTCTGAGCAAAGCCGACTCCGCGATTTCAGAGAACACTTGGGTCTTCTTGGTTGCCACCTACGATGGTTCAGCAGACGCGTCAGGAATCAATCTCTACCAGGACGGCTCGCTGGTAGCCAGCACAGATTTGGACGACGCGAACTTCGTGTCGATGCGAAACAAAGACGCATCGGTCGCTTTGGGTTCGGTGAATGACCCGCCCAACCTGCTCTTTGGCGGAAAGATGGCGGGCGGCCCAATCGGTCCGTTCTATGTCAAGGCGGAGCTGACGGCGGACGCTGTGCTGCGCCTCTACGAAGTTGGCAGGCGAGCGCTTAACCTGTAACGCAAGCATCTGAAGCCTTCGACGCTCGCGGCAAGAATACGCCCCGAGCGTCGGAAGCTGACGATCTGAAGGAGTGTTGAATGACCAATGCTTATGTGACGGTTGACACCATCAAATCGGCCTCCGCGCTGGACATCACCGGGACTGGCGACGACACGCGGCTCCGACTGATTATCGAGGCGGTCAGCCGCCAGATCGACGCAAATTGCAACCGCGCTTTTTATCAGCTTTCGGCGAGCCGAATGTTCGACTCCCAAGGTGGGGATTCTCTTTTGGTCCCTGACCTTGTTTCCATAGATTCCAACGGCGTAAAAACCGACGATAACAAGGACCGGACTTTCGAGACGACATGGGCAGTCTCGGACTACCTGACCGAGCCTGTGAACGCCGATCCCACAGGAGGGCACGATGCCGCCAGGCCGTACACTCGGCTGGTTGTAGATACGGATTCCGGGAGCAAGACGGACTGGCCGCAGGGACGTCAGACGGTCCAGATCGCGGGGGCGTGGGGCTACTGGCGGAGGTTGAGGACGGCGACAGAAGTCACCAGCGAAGAACTGGCCGCTTCTGAGACGGATGTGGATGTGGACAGTCAGACAGACATCGAGGCCGGCCACACCATTCTGGTGGACTCGGAGCAGATGTATGTTGAGAGCTATTCGACGAATACTCTCACGGTGGTCAGGGGCGTGAATGGCACGACTGCGACGACCCACAATACGTCCGCCAGCATCAGCATATTTCTTTATCCCGCTCCGGTGGCGGAGGCTGCGCTGATCCAAAGCGCGAGATTGTGGAAGCGGAAGGACACGGCTTTTGAATCCGGCCCGACTCGACCTAGCGGGTTTGGGCTCGACCTCGACGTCCAGGCGCTTCTCTCGGCGCACAAGCGACTTGGAGCGGCGATATGACGTTGAATAGAGTTGTGGAGCGATCAAATGGCGAATGAGATCAGCGCGGCAAGGGATGGACTGAAAACACTGCTGGAGAATATCACGGGCCTGCGAGTGTACGATCATAAGCCGGAATCGGTGAATGAACTGCCGGCGGCGTTCGTGGAGTTCGTCGGCAGAGGGAGTAGGATGACGCTCAGCGGCTCGTCTTTTGTCGGCAGGATGATCGTCACCGTGTTGCTATCCAAGGCCAAGAGTGGTGATGGTTACGACGATATGACCAAGTATCTTGACCCGTTGGGAACTCAGAGCATCGAGGCTCAGTTGGACTCTGACACTACCTGGGGCGGAAGCGTGGACGATGGGCGGGTCAGGGAGTTCGGCAACCTCAGAGCGCTGGAGATCGGCGGCGGGCGTTACGTCGCGGCGGATCTCCAGTGCGAGTTCGTGAAGCAGGTGAGCAGCTAATGACGTTTTTCGATTCCAGCAAGTCACGGTTTCTGATCGACGACACCGGCGGAACGCAGCGGGACCTCTCGCTGTACATTACTGAAATCAGCGGACTTCCGGGCGACCGGCTGTTGCGTGAACTGACCGGGCTGTCTGATTCCGGCGCGGTGTTTCTGCCGAGCGTCGAGAATTCGCGGATATCGGCAAGGGGGTTGTTCGACGACACAGCGTCGTCTGGCCCAGACGCGGTATTGGGTCCGCTGCGGGCGCACTCCAGCGCCGTGGACTTCGAGTATGGGCCGGAGGGAACAGCTTCGGGCGCCGTGAAGTACTCGGGAACGTGCTGGGTCCGAAACTACGAGTTGAGGTCGAAGGTGGGCAGGCTGGTGGCGTGGCAGGCCTCGATGCAGGTGGAAGGGACGGTAACGAGGGGGAGTTACTGATGGCCCATCTGGGGTCAATAAGATTGGACCTTCCCTCGGGCGGTTGGTGGCTGCTGGACACTCGGATTTCGCATAGGCGTGCGGAAGACTTGCTCGCGCTCGCACAGGGCGGTGAAGTGGCCCTTTTGGGTCAGATCCTCTCCTGCATGACGGTGGAGTGGGGGTTCGATGAAAGCCCATCCGCCGAGTCGGTGATGCGGCGCGATGTTCGAGATATCGAAGCGGCGACGACGGCGCTGCGAGAAAAAATGATTCCTGCGCTCCGCAATTTGAACTCTACCGACGAGGCTGAACGAGTTTTCGAGGCCCTGGTGGCAGGCAGGGTCCCTGACGGCTACCGCGATGAGGCGCTTATGGCGGAGACCGGATGGACCTGGCAGGAGCTACAGGACACTCCGGAGGATGTGGCTCGGCGGATGCGCGTTTTTCTTTCAGTGCGATATGCAGTCGAGCGAGGTTGGGAGTCGGGCTCCTGATCGTGTGCGATGAAAAACGGGCGTTGGCAATCCAGCCAACACCCGTTTCTCTTTTAACGGCGGGTGTGTTCTACAGGAACAGGGGCGCGAACACCAGCGCGACGATGGACATGAGCTTGATGAGGATGTTCAACGCCGGGCCAGAGGTGTCTTTGAACGGGTCGCCAACGGTGTCGCCCACGACGGCGGCGGCGTGAGGGTCCGAGCCTTTGCCACCGTGGGCGCCGGCTTCGATGTACTTCTTGGCGTTGTCCCACGCTCCACCGGCGTTGGCCATCATGACCGCCAGCAAGAATCCGGTGGCGATCGAACCAATGAGCAGTCCTCCAAGAGCCTCAGCGCCCAGTATCGCGCCCACGATGATGGGGGCGGCGACGGCGAGGAGTCCGGGGACGACCATCTCTTTCATGGCGCCGTTGGTGCTGATGTCAACGGCGCGGGCATAGTCGGCGTCGGCGGTGCCTTCCAGCAAACCATCGATCTCGCGGAACTGTCTGCGAACCTCGTTGACCATTTCCATCGCGGCGCGGCCCACAGCTTCCATTGTCAAGGCGCCGAACAGGAACGGCGTCAGGCTTCCGATGAATAGCCCCATGAGAACGTCAACATCTGTCAGGTCGAAAGCGATTGGCGCGCCGGTGATGGTTTCGGTGACGGCGGAGTAAGCGGCCATAAGGGCCAAGGCAGTAAGGACCGCAGAGCCGATGGCGAAGCCCTTGCCTGTCGCGGCCGTGGTGTTGCCCAAAGAGTCGAGGGCGTCGGTGCGCTCTCGGACCTCTGGAGGCAGGCCCGCCTGCTCGGCGATTCCTCCGGCGTTGTCTGCGACAGGGCCGTAGGCGTCAGTCGCGAGGGTTATTCCCAGCGTCGAGAGCATGCCGACTGCGGCCAGGGCGACTCCGTAGGTGCTGGCCAGGTCGTTGGCGAACCACATGGCGACCACCACGACGATGGCGGGCACGATGGTGCTGAGCATGCCCAGTCCCAAACCTCCGATGATGACGGTGGCAGGGCCGGTCTCAGCCTGGACCGCGATGTTCTTGGTGAATCGATATTCGTAGGAAGTGAACACCTCGGAGGCTGTTCCGATTATCTGGCCGGCAACCAAACCGATCACAACTATCCAGAACAGCTTGAAGTCCATATCAAGCATGGTGATTGAGATTGCTGTGCCTATCAGCACGAGGATGCCTGCTCCAAATATGCCAGTTCTCAAAGACCAGAGCAATCGGCCCATATTCGCGCCCTCGCCAGTGCGGACCATGAAGGTGCCGATGATGGAGGCGAAGATTCCGATGGTCGCGATCAGGATTGGCAGTATGAACAGGTCATCGTCGAAATCGGCTGGCGCTCCCACACCCAGGGCTCCAGCGCCAACGGCGGCCAGAGCGATGGTTGCGATGATAGAGCCTACATAGGACTCGAACAGGTCAGCGCCCATGCCTGCCACGTCGCCAACGTTGTCACCGACGTTGTCGGCCACGGTGGCCGGGTTTCGAGGGTCGTCTTCGGGAATCCCCTGCTCGATTTTGCCGACCAGGTCGGCCCCAACATCGGCGGCTTTGGTGTAGATTCCGCCGCCGACCCTGGCGAACAGGGCGATGGAGGAAGCGCCAAACCCGAAACCGGCGATTACGTTGGCGTCCTGGAATATCCAGTACATGACGGTGATACCGATGAGACCGATACCAACTACCGAGACGCCCATGACAGAGCCAGAGTTAAAGGCGATTCTGAGGGCGGGGTTCAGGCCGCGTTGGGCCTGGACGGTGGTGCGCGTGTTGGCTCTGACGGCGATGGTCATGCCGATGAATCCGGCGAGCGCGGACCCGATGGCTCCCACGATGTAGGCGATCGCGGTCTCGGGAACGCCTTCGCTTTCTCCAGGCACTTTGTCCAGCACATCGAAGTCGATGAACACTGCCAGAACAATGGTCATGGCTATCACGAAAATCGCCAGCAGGCGATACTCTCGTGACAGGAAAGCCAGAGCGCCTTCCTGGATAGCCTTGCCGATGGCCTGGACCTGCTCTGATCCAGGATCGCTATTGAGGATGCGCATCGTGAGCAGCGCGGCGAATACCAAGGCAACCGCGCCGGCCGCGATGGCGAGATATAAAATTTCCAAGTCCAACCTCCAAAAAAAGCCTTCCGCTCCATTGGGAAGGCCACTCGGTTCAAGGGCAAATTTCTGCCGAAAACCTATCATACGAAACTGGATAGGGTCAAGGTTGTGGGAGGTGATGTACAGGCGCGTTGCGTTTGTACAGGCCACACTGACGACCGCTCTGGTTTTCTTCCCGGAAATGTTCG